CCTAGATGCTGTCACTCGTGAAGGATGGCGCTCTTTTATCACTCTAGCGCCTTTAATCTCGGTCACTGGCTCAACTTCTACTGTTACCTTTTTATCTCGGTTGCTTGCCTTGTTGAAGCGTTCTTCTAACTCTGCAATGTCGAAAGTGTCTATCAAAGTTTCAAAGAAGAATGTTCTTGTTAAAAATGCACCAGTCGGTTTCATTTTCATAGACAGATAGCCTTTGCTTGCTAACAGTTTGCAATGGTTGTAAAGATAACCACCTGATACACCTACCTCTTTGAATGTTTCGCGGATGCTCTTTTGTTCTTTGAACGCAGCAAGTATCTTGTTGTATGTTGCGTGCCTTCTTAACTCTAGTGCTGTGTAAATTCTCATTGTTATCCCCTTTAATCTATGTAACTTTGTTCAATTAATTCAGCGTTTACTATTGCAACAAAGCCAAGCGCCTGAACTACGCTAATTTCATAGCTTGCGATTAATTCCATCATTTCAGTAAGCAACTCATTTGGGTCTTTATGCTCACGTACAGGCATGGTGACAATTTTCATTCTTGATTCCCTTCAAAAATATATTCACAATTTTCAGCCGCCCATTGAAATGTAAAAGTAATTAAATCGGCATACTCTGCCATTTCAGACTGCTCACTTGGCTTTACTGCGCGATACCACTTGTTGCCAATCTTGTATTCATCAATACCGTAAAAATCAAACTTGATAGCTTCTTTAACCTTCCCCGGTGTTAGGCCTATAAACTTTCCTAGCTCGCCACACATTGCATGAAACTTTCCTCGCTGCGTTTGTGATTTAGGCTTCTCCCTTCCGCATAATCTGCACTTACTCACGGTAAGTCCAAAAAAGTATTAGCTTCGAGCATCACTGACTTAGCAATATCCAGCGCCATTACTTGGTTATCTCGCTCGGTTGTCTGCACTGTGTTGAATAGGATTGATTCTTTCATTTTCTGCAATGTGGCTATTGCTTCTGGGTTAGTCATGCTAGCCACGCAGCGCATGAGTAGTGACGTTGCCAATAACAGAAATATTGCCTGTAGGCGTTTGTCCTACTTGTTTGGTATTGCTGGTAAAGAAATCAGACTTACCACCACCATTAGCGCGAACAAAATCAACCTCAACTTTAGCCAGATTGATAGCGACTTGAATGGTGTCACCCATTGCTTTTGCTTTCTCTAAATCTAAACTTCCGTCTTGAATTCCTTTTAAAGTGGCTGATAAATACTCTCTCAATTCATTGCTAGTCATGGCTGTGTCCTTTTATTAATTTGGCGGTTAAGTGCTGCTTTAAGTTGTACTAATTGAACAATCTCTGGTGGGTAGTTGTGTATCGTGTTGCGCTTCATGTTTTCTGCTTTGGTTAGTAGCTCTAAGTTTTCTACTTCGCAGTTTTCACGGTTATTGTCTTTAAAAATAAGTACCATGCCTTTAGGAATAGATCCGTTCTCAGCTTCCCAATTTATGCGATGCAATAGTTTCCATTGGCGCATACCATCAGCTACTTTAATATCCTTGTAGCCTTCTGGATTAGTACGAATAGTGCCAACTGGTCGGTAGTTTGCTGGGCGTGAACCTTTTACAAATTGAGTAGCAACCATGCCAGGATAATTAATTCCTTTAATTCCCTTATTAAATGGCACTTGTCCTTTTTGGAAACGATGCACCTTGCTTTTTTCTTCTTGGCCATTAAATCTATATGCTTTATGGCTTGCTAAATACTCAGCAGATTTGCGTACATTTAAAGTTTCTGATCGGTTATAGATGGCACACTCTGTTTTGTTACCTAACATTGATTTCATTTCATCCATGGTGCTATTAGGATAAAACTCGCGAAATATGGAATCTTGCTCCGTAGTCCAAGTACGCATTACCATTCAACCTTTGCCGGCTTATCAATATCAGCGTTAAGTAGATTACATAAGTGATTGGCGAAGTCTGAACACTCGCCAGCCGTAGGAAACATGCCTAGTGCTACGCCTGATAGTTTCTGATCGCCTCGGTAGATATACCAAACTGTGCCTGTGATGGATTTGATTACTTCGTATTTCATTTCAATTCCTCAAACTTAGCTTTAGCTTCGTCAGCCGTTTTAAAATAACCATGGTCAATGTTTAGGTTTTCATGCAAGCCGTAAGGCTTAATTGAGCTTTCAGAAGATGATTTGCTAATTGTCCAATTACCATTTTTTAGGTGGTATGGATTTACCTTTTCCCATGCCATTACGCGCTAACTTTCATGGCTTCTTTTGCTTTAACTAAACTCTCAGGTGGGAAGTTTTCAGGGTTAGCAATGATTCTTTTAGCCCATGAAAGAAAGTCTGTTTTTTCAACAAGATTATTAGCAACGAATTTAACTACATTGTCTGCATAACGCTTGTTAGCTTCACGATCTACTGGCGCTGATAGCGCTTTATAATCTTCATGCTTAACATGAGCCTTGCATCTAGCTTTAAAGTCATCACAACTAGGCGCGTGTTCATAACTTGACTCTAGCCCAGCCTTTAATCTCTCTGCTGATATGCCAGCTAATTCACTAGACCAAGTAGCTCTAGCATTAACCAAACCAGCATCTTCACCGTCAGCATTTATCTGACCAATTTTGTATTTATTAAAAAATGTATTTCCGAATCTTCCATGAAGAACCATAAAAATTCTTTCAACCCATTCAGCTTTCAAGTTAGGCAATTTGTTCATGTTTCACCTCGGTAAAATAACTTCCAGTTTGTTCTGCAATATATTTCGGCTTGAAAATTGTTAGTGCTGCGGTAGTTGTGCTTTGCTCTCGAGTTTGAGCATCTGCCAGCCATTGCGCTTTGAATCCAACCCAGCCACGCTCACAGCAGATTTGAACAGCTTGCAAAAACGTGTATCCATTAGCCTCCGCTTGCTTCTTAATTGCTTCCAAGGCGGTTTGCGTAGTCGCTGCTTTCTTAATTTTTCGTACAGCAAGCCAATCTTTTGCAAGTGATTCAGGAATATCCATGGCAACGAGCATTGCGAGTGGTGTTATGTTTTTAATATGGTTATTGGTTATTGGTTTATGGTTATTGGTTAGTTGCTCATCTGTTTCACACGTGTTCAACACCTGTTCAACGTCTGTTGATTTAACCTTTCTAGCTAATGCACTTGCTATACCTGCACGTGCCTTAGAGCTAGCGTTGTTATGGTATTTCGTAATTTCTATGTCGCATCTTTCATGGTAGAAACCATCAGGAGTATCTATAAAAAATTCACTTAAAATGCTAATTAGTGCTGTTTTTTCTTCATCAGAAATGCAAATTAATCGCCTAGCTAACTTTTCTATGTCACTTGTTAACTCATGCTCTGTGTCGTAATACAACTCTATTGCATCTCTGTACACGCTCTGTTCAACACGTGTTAAATGTCTAGTCGCACTATTGAAGTCACCAATGTGATGTGAGTAGTAGTTCATTAGTCAGAGCCTCCATCGTTATAACCACGCTTAAACATCACCAGTGCGATTAAAATTACAATTGACCATGTAGTACATAAGAAGCCAATGAAGGCGAAGATGTTTATGGTTAGTTGAAAGCTATTCATCTACGTGTTCTCCCTTAGTACCGTTTTGGTACTTTCATGCTGTACACCATTGCTTGATAATGTATTTAATGATTGATTGCGCCTTGCATTCATCACTAAATTACGAAGGAAAGCAGAATGAGAAAGACCGAGATTTTCAGCTTCATCTCGCATCCAAATAAATTGGTCTGCGGTAAATCCAGCTTTTACGATGATGTCGTGGTTATCAGTCATTTTTTATTCCCTGAGATTGATTTTCTTAAATCTTTACGAAGTAATTTGATGCTAAATAATCTTGAATTAGGAATTCCATCAGTACGCCACTGACTCACTGCTCCAGTTGTAATTGAGAAAATATCGGCAACTACTGACGTTCCGCCCATAGCATCAATAACTAGATTTGCTTCTTTTTGTTTTTCAATTAAATTGTTCATTTGCTTATCTTAGCACACTAAGATAAAAAAGCAAGCACACTAAGATAAAATAATTATATGATTAAAAATATGAGTACACTAAAAGAAAGATTGCAAGAAGCAATGGAGGAAGCCTCTCTGAATAAGACGGCTTTATGGAAAGGCTGCGGCTTAAGTTCTGGCGCAATTTCACACTGGTTTAATGGCTCTACACAAACTTTAGAAGGTAAAAATCTTTTAAATGCTGCTAGAGTTTTAAATGTAGATCCAAACTGGCTTGCTACTGGAAAAGGTAAAAAGAAAAAAGATAATTCTAATACATCCCCTGCCCCATCAGTTAAAGGAGAAGTGCCTGTGATTAGTTGGGTTCAAGCTGGTACTTGGAATGAAGCTATGGATTGTGAGAGGCAAGAGGACTTAAAATATCTGCCATGTATAAGTAACCACAGTGAGTGTAGTTTTGCGCTACGAGTGCGGGGCGATAGTATGACCGCACCTTATGGAAAGACTTACCCAGAAGGCTGTATTATTTTTGTAGATCCTGAAATAAGAATGCCATCTAGTGGTGATCGCATCATTGCAAAAGTAAATGGTGAGGCCGAAGTAACTTTCAAAGTTTTTATGAAAGAAGGTGAAAAAATATGGCTTAAACCGCTAAACTCGCAGCATCCAATTATCACTGACGAATTTAAAGTTTTAGGTAAGGTAATTGGAAAATGGGAAGATGATTAAATGACAAAATACCTATTAATATTAATATTGCTAGCTTTTAATGCTAATGCAGATGATTTAAGTAATGATTTAAAGCGTAAGCAAGTTGATGAAATGCTACGAAATCTAAAGAAAGGCGATGAAACATTAATACAAGAAGCTCAAAATTATGTTTCAAATAAAATGAAAGATCCTGAATCAACAAATTTTAGAAATGTATTTGTTAATAAGTCACCTAAAGCTGTATGTGGTGAATTTAAATCTAAAAATAGTTATGGTGCATATACGGGATATAAACTTTTCTTTTATGACCCATTAATTCAAAGTTCACAATTAAATTTACCTGAAAATGAATGGGTTATTTTTTGCAATAATAAATAATTCAAGTAATGCAATGGCAGACAGTTGAAGAAGCTAAAGCTAAGGATAAGTTAGAGTAGCAAGTAAATAGTTAAAATATAGCAACACGTAGTATATTAATTGCAGTATGATTCCTAAAGGTTATTGACTTAAGTATCAACAGTAACGATAATCGCGAACCTTTTAATAATTAAGAAATCATAATGAATGACAAAAGCTTGTTTGAAGACTAGCAAATTAAAGATAGAGTTTCAAAAGTTTGGGAATCTGTTTTTACTTCAAGCAACAGAGTTCTAGATCACGCAAAGAAATATGGTTTTATGGGGATGGAGTCTGCACCAAACCCAAATATTCACATGATGCTTATAAATTTGCAGATGTTTGATGCATTAATTAATATTATTTTAACAAATGCAGAAGTTTTTGATGTTGATTACGAAGATACAAAGTTGCTAATAAATTCTAAGCAGCAGATTATTAGGATGGATAGAGTAGCAGCAGCCTTGCAAGCTAATAATTTAAATGATTTTAATGAGGCTATGATTGAATTAGAACGTCAGGCAGTTTTTTAATAAATATAGTATTTTATAGGGAGAAGCAGTATGAATATGCAAACAATCAATTCTTATTTAGAGCCAAAAAGCAAAGCAGATTTTATTCAACTGCTTGACCTAGCTTTAGATATTGCAAGTGATATAAGCTTAAATATTGATGCAATGGAGCACCAAGCTTTATTGCAAAAAGAAATAGCTTAATCTAACTGAAATACCAAGCCAGCCTAGTGCTGGTTTTTTTACGCCCACTTAACCGCCCACTGAGGCGGTTTTTTTACGCCTAAATTTTTAGCACCGTTGCATTAATCTTAGTAAACTAAAATAATTGCTTGACTTAATGTCTTAGTATGCTAAGATAGCAACAAGTCGAAACAATAAGACGGCGTGAAAAGGTTCACTTAGGTGGCTGAGTCCTACGAATTATTAAATAGACAAAGAAAAGTTGCAGAACTTGCATCTCCTCCCACGGGCGACCTGATGCAGAAATGTTAGTCCTTTAATCAGGTTATTAATTTTGGAGTACGCCATGAGTAATTTTGAAGAAGCATTAAACCTAGTCGATGACATGATCTGTAATAACGATGCAAGCCTTGACCGTGCGCTTATCGCTGAATGTGTTGGTGAAAGTGACGATGTAATGGATTGCTTCTACAGAGTATTGATGGCATCACCAGGCAACCTACAACACGCACAGATAAGCCTTCAAGCTGCAATGATTGGCTACTTAAAGACTGACATTAAAGCTGATGAAATTTTAGCCAGTCAGCACAGTGAAGACCGCTTATATTTTGGCATGAAGTTCCCAAGTTTGAGGGCTGCGTAATGACTAAATATAACGACTGGGTAATGGTTACGGTAGCAGTTTTCACATTCCTATTCTTTTTGAGTTCTTTAGATAGCTGGTTAGCTACATGGTAAATCTAATCTGCTTATTGATTTTGATATTAGTACCTGTTTGGCTAGCTGTTAATTTTGTGTGGATTTTCACGATGGATTATTTAGATCAACGTAACCGCAACTTAACGCATAAACAGGCTTTATTAGTTGCATGGAGAAATGTATGAGCTATTACGGACAACAAGCGATTGAAGAAGAATTGAGTTTTGAAGAAGCTGGACAGCAAAGTTTAGCTGGTGCGAGTGTGTATGAGGCTGAATGTGCTTACAAGG